ATTAAGGACCCGAACGACGACTTGTCGTGCAATGATTGCACCGGCGGTCAAAGGTTGCTTCATCGGGTGCCTCGGTCGCCGATTACGCGCCCAATTACGAACTCGGGGAATGAGGACGCATTACTGGATGAAGCGGGATTCCCGATTCGGGATGAGATAACGAACAATTTGATTTTTGACGATTACCCGCACACACTTGTAAGTTGATATGGCGAAAACGACGCAATACCCGGAAGAGACAGCGACATTACCTGACGGGTTTCTTTTCATGGCGGTCCGTCAGTCCGATGGCAGCTTTGAGACCAAAAAAATCACGCCGGACAAACTCGGTGCGCAAGGTCCCATCGGCCCCCAGGGTCTTCAGGGTCCCACGGGAGCCGGGGCAACGGGTCCCACGGGTCCTGCCGGGACGAATGGGACGAACGGTGCTACGGGTCCAACGGGTCCAACGGGGACGGCGGGAGCGACCGGTGCGTCCGGCCCGACCGGTCCTACGGGTCCGTCGATTACCGAAGTGGTTCAAAGTCGTGCTCAGGTGAGTGAATACTTCGAAGATTATTCCCCCGGAATCATCTCTACCTTTGACCGGGGTTGGGGATGGGCGGACAATGGAACCAGTCCCGGAACTCCGTCGATTGTTACCCGAACTCACACGGACGGACGGTCGGAGCAACGATTGAATCTGGGTCAGTTGGACCAGTATGGCCGAAAGATGCCGTGGGGAGCCAAATGGAATCGTCTCAAGATTGTTCTATTGCTTCGGATTAACGCCGTGGCAAACATCACGACGGTAAATGGATATTTTGGGGTTTGTAACGGGACGGCCAACATGGTGACGAGCGCGACCACTAATAATTTCATTGGACTTAGAACTGGAGACGGAACGGGGACCGGGACTTTCACGGCAGGAACCACGTCCTCGTATTTCAATATGCCGACATTTCGGTTTGTTTCCCGGCGCGGAACGACTACCACTGATATCGCGGCGGGCGGTTCGGGACATAGTATTACTGCCTCGGAGGGATTCTTGACTCCGCTGGTTTATGAAGTTTCTCGACCAGTTTTTGCGGGGGCAGGTTCCGTTACATACTCTCACAAGGAAGTTTCTTGTGGGGCTTCAGTGGTAGAATTTTCTCAGGCAAAGAGCGCGGTGAACTTTCTTTTGGACGATGTTGCCGCGACGACGACCGGGCTTTCTCAGGCCGACTCGGCACTTATTGGAACTTCCGGGTCAATCACTGGGGCTTTCGATGAGAGCACCGGGGTATTAGACACGGTTAATTTTTCATGGAGTGAGTTTGATGCCATTGAAATTGCTGCCTTTGGTGTTCGTAAAGTTTACTAAGCCATGATTCCTCTCGCTGCTGAACTAAAAGAAGAAATTACCCTTCGCCGGGCCGTAGAAACTAGTGCGGCGTCTTCTCCCAATCCCGATGCGGTCGAAGTTCAAGTATCGGTGTTGATTGAACAGATTAACTTTGAGCTTGAGGTTGCCCGGCGGGAACGGCGGGCTGTCCGGGCCAGTGTGAACATTCCGCTCAACGTGCGAGAAAAATATCTTCCGGCATTGGCTATTGTGAGAACTTTTTTGGTTGCAAGGGGATACTCGGTTTCAATCAATGCCGATACTCTTACAATCTCGTGGGCCTAATTTATGACTGACAAATATCCAATTGACCTCGGGACGAAACCCCCGAGTGAACAAATATCGAAGTCAACGACGGAGAATAAGAAATACTATCCGTCGATTCACCTTGAGTGGCCGGATGATTATGACCTTCCAGAATCGGGAACAATGGAAGTTACTTTCGTCAAGACCAGCGAGACGAAAACAATTTACAATGGAAAAACTCGCTACAACGTCACCCTCGAAATCAAGTCGATTGAAGAGGTAAGCGAGAAGTCCGGGAATGAAGAGGACTCCGACGAAGGCGAGCCCGATGAATCGACTGGCGACCGGCTCGACAAAATGGCAAAGGAAGCCACCGACGGAGAGAATTACTGATGTTTATCGCGGATACCGTTTTAGAGGAGGCTGAAACCATCTTTGGATTCAGCCGACGGGAAAAACTATTTCGCTGGATTACCGACGCGGTCGAATTGCTCGCGCAGAAGGGCGAAATTGATGCGTTAGTCGGCTGGGTGGACTTGTGCGTGGACAGCGGGTGCATCACGCTTCCGCGGGAGATTGAAACCGTGTTGGCATGTAACATCGGCGGGCGTCCGGCACTCGGCCATGACCAACTTTTTTCGTTTCATCTGAATGGTCCCGGGGATTTCAACCAGCGTTGCGACTACACTTGGATGGATGGCGGAAACTTTCCGACTTATCGGGACATCAAGTGCCCGTCTAAGCTCGTGGCATTTTTGGATAATGAAGCGGACGCGGGAAAGGTCCTCCGTGTTTTCGGATACGACGACCAGAACCGTCCGCTTCGCACGTTGGTAAACGGAGTGTGGGAGGATGGATATCGGGTCCCGACCATTTTTGGTTATGCGCTACCTGAAACGGGAGCGCCCACGATTTCACGAATCACGGCGATTGTGAAAGACATAACTTCGGGAAACATTCGGCTTTCGAGTTTTGATAGCTCGACGCTTTCTGGAACTCTTCTCGGGATATTCGAGCCCGACGAAACAGTTCCGCAGTATCGTCGTTTGAAAGTCTCAAACGGGTGCTCGTGGGTTCGGTTGCACTACCGAAAACGAACGGCGGAAGTGCGGAGCGGGAATGACCGAATTCTTTTGCACTCTCGTCCGGCTCTTATTTTAGCACTGCACGCTCTGAAGTTTTATCGGGACAGTGACCTCGCGAATGGGAACGCATACGAAGCGAACGCCACGCGATTGTTGACCGAACGAGAGGGCGCGTTGACGAGTCCGGTGAGTTCACCATTGCAGGTGGAAGATAGAAATTCAATTTCGGATAAATCCGATGCGTGGGTCGAGTGACCCGAGAAAGGTAAACATGGCAAGTCAAGAACAAAATCATGCGGCGGACAGCGGGGCAACCCGGGCGACGGGCGGTCCCTTCGACTATAGTCCTGAACAGGACGAAGAAAAGCGCCGGATGAAGGAACTGAAGTCTCACGACAATCAGGACGCGGGCTGCAATTGCGACCATCAGGAGTAATGTCAACCCCCCGTCTCGAAGATTTTGACGTCCGATTTCTGTCGGGGATGGAATCCTTGACGAAGCCGGGCAGTCTTGAGCCGGAGTTTTACTCTCGGAGTATGAACACGGTGAACCGGGGCGGTGTGTTGCAGTGTCGCCCGGGATACCGATGCAAGTTTGTCGCGCCATCGGGAAATCTTCAGGGCGGGATTGTGTATCGTCCCAAGCAGGGAATGGAAGTCATTCTCTTCGCCGTGGACGGCTTGCTTTACGCAAGCAATTTTCCATTTACGGATTACCGACAAATCCCCGGCGTGTCGTTTTCCTCGACGGCGCGGCAGCTTTTTTTTCAGCAGGCGGAGCAATCCATCGTTCAGAATGAGGACGGGTCGCTCACGTTAATCACGCCCCGGAATATCGTCGTGATTCAGGACGGCTGCCTGACGGCTCCAGTGATTTATGACGGGACGAAAGGCGAACATCAGCGCGGAGCCGGAAAAATCCCCTTGGGCGGGCCGATGGCGTGGTCTGGAGACCGCCTCTGGGTCTCGCGCGGGTCGTTTCTGTTTGCCTCGGATATCTCGAATCCGGCCTCCTTTACGGAGCCGCTATATTTTTCGACGGTGACGGCGTTCATTTTGCCTGCGCCCATCACCGCATTGGCGGAAATTCCGAATGCGGAAATCGCGCAGCTTCTTGTATTCACCGAGGGCAACACGTCTCTTCTCCAATCGGGAATCCGGGACCGAACGACGTGGAACTCTGTCCCGAATTTCCAACGAATTTTGTTCCCATCCGTTGGGTGTATTTCTGAACGGTCCGTCACGGCGCATCTCGGCTTGCTCTACTGGTATTCTACTTTCGGGTTGACGTCTTTGGACTCGGCGCTTTTGACCCGACAGACGTCCATTCTTCCGTATCGAGACAATGAAATGGCGGATAGCAAAGCTCAACTATCCCCGGACATGGCGGGGATTGCTACCGGGTTTTTTGAGAACTATCTTCTCGTCAGCGTTCCGTTTTGTGATAAATACAATCGGCATACGTGGGTGCTTGATGAAGCGCCACTTCAACGAACCACCGGAAAATCACAACCCGCGTGGAATAGCTTCTGGACGGGAACTCGACCGGTGCAGTGGTTATACGGGAATTTCAACGGTCAGAATCGTATCTTCCATTTTTCCCGGGACTACGATGGAAATAACCGGTTGTGGGAGGCATTCTCGCCCGACCGGTTGGACGACGGTTGTCCGATTACGTGGTATGTCGAGGGCCGGGGGTTTGACGGAAGACTACCACTCCACAAGAAAAAATTCCGTTACGCGGACATTTTCATGACGGAGTTGGCGGGAGAAGTGGACGTTGCCGTTTTTTGGGCGGGAAGCAGCCGCGGGAAATATAAAAAAGTCCTTCAGAAACTCATTCGCGCGTCCCGGGGGTCAATCCGTTCGGGGCATATTATCAAGGCGGACACTTTACTTTTCGCGCTCAAGAAGCAGATGCGCAATCTTCGGACGCAGGATGCCAAGGAAATCGCACTTGGGGAGACGCAGCGATCGGAGAATGTGGAAGATGATGAGTTGGAATTCATTGACGAATCCTTTCAGATTTTGATAGTCGGGTCCGGGCCCGGCGCGATTCAAGGATTGCGGTATTACATGGAACCGCCCGAGGGAGTGCAGGGAGCGGTCGGTCCCAACAAGGAATTGGCGGGGCGCGTCGAACGTGACGAGACTGAAGAAAACTTTGTGCGCTTCGACGGAGCAGCGGCAGAGTCTCATAATTTCGAGGATGCGCTTGCCGCGCTATCGACGGAGATTCCTCGGTATGTGGCGAACACAAGTGTCACGGTGACGCAGTCTGGATTTACCGCGACGGCGACCGGAAGCGGGGAGAGTGTGATTTCTCAGACAAACGCGGACCGTATCGCGCGCGTCACAGCCACGAAAAAGGCCGTCGCTGAGTTGCAGCGGGTGCTTCCAAAAATTGTCAGTGTTGGTCTGACACTCGCATGAAACCGTTCCGAAGTCTTCAAGCGATTACCCGCCGGGAGTTGCGAATCAATTATTTTTCGCCGCTGGTTTGTCAGTTGCTCGCTTCATCGTCGGGGTCCGGGTCGGGAGTTGCGGCCACGTTAGAAATTCTTCCGGCGGAACGTCGGGACGGTCCGGTCTCATTGAGCGCAGAAGCTATCAGTGAAACAGAGATTCGACTGGTGTGGACGCAACGCGATTACATCTATTCGTATATCGTATATCGTGCGACGAATCCGCTAGGCCCGTTCGTCACGGTGACGTCGAACGTAATTGACGACCATTTTATCGACACTCCGGGACCCGGGACCTACTATTACAAAGTCACCGGCATTGAACCGGACTTTGGTGAAACTTTTCCTTCGCCTATCGCGGGGCCCGTCACTCTACCTTAATTTATGGCACTCAACAAAACCAATCTCGTCATCGTATCCGCCCCGCTTCCGGGGGACTTTGAAGGCACGCCGCAAGAGTTGGCCGAGGCGATGATTGAGCGGATGGAGATTCAGTCTCCCATTGGCACAAACTTTTTCATTGTCGGGGACGTGGAGCCCTTAAGCGACCAAGGTCCGTGGTTGAAGAATGGAGACCGCTGGTATGTTTTTAGCCAGTCGGAGGGTCGATATGTTCCAATTAACATTGATGACTCCCTTCATCTATTCACTACGGGGGAAACTTTTCCCGACCAACCGGGGGTCAACGACCCTCTTCTTTTCCTTCGCACGTCGAGCACGCGCGGAATTGGTTGGTATGGGTGGGATGGGTCTTCGTGGCGCGCTATCAATGATGTGCCGCCGTCGGGCACTACTGCTTTGCGTCCGTCATCTCCGGTGGACTTGGAAGAGTATTGGGATACCGACATCAATACTCTGATTCACTGGGAGCGGGGTCTGTGGCGAACGGTCTCTGGAAGTCCCGGGGATATCAAGTTCGTGGCGCAATCGCTTCTTTCGGATGCTCTGACCGCAAATCCTGGATGGAATTATCTCGGTCGTGACGACCAATCGGTTCGCGGACGGATTCTTGGTTTGGCGAGCGAGGACGGGGTTGGGACGGAATCGGTATTTGCGACGGACACGGGAATCTCCGTGCGCCCTAGTGGGAGTCAGGACGGCGAAGAGACTCATGTTCTCGCATCGGACGAAATTGAACAGCATACGCATTTAATGGGTCATGCGACCTTGCTGAATTCGGATAACAATATCCAGCTTCATCGGGTGGACGATGCCGAAGTTCTAGTCATCCCGAATCCGGGTCCTTTCAATTATTTCGAGGTAAAAGGCGAGGGGAGCACAAACGGGACTCATACCGGGACGGCGGGCGATGGTCCGGCGGGCACCGGATTGGTGACTACCAAGCAGTTGAGCAAGACGGACGCTCCGGCGACAAATTATACAGAGTTGGCGGTTGCTCACAATAATTTGCAGCCCACTGTCTGGTTCTGGGCGTTGGTAAAGGTCTGAGATTGACATTCAAGAGTTTACACTCACTTCTTGAATGATGATTCCTACAAACCTACAGACACTCGATGATTTTTTGCCGTTCCCGGAAATGTATCGGCAGCAGGCGTTGGATGAAAAGTTCTATGATATCCGTGGACCGGATGGCGAGCTTTACAAAAATATCAACGTGCGACCCTCCTATGAGTTTGAAGGATTGCTTTCGGAACGTCTCGGGCGAAAAGTGAAATGCAGTTACTCATTATTGAGAGTGAATTTTGATGGCGAGATGCCCAACAATGCGGTCCACTCGGACAATGGATATGACCAGTTCGCCGCGGTGTTGTATTTGAACAAGCCCGGAGATTGCAAGGGTGGGACGGCGTTCTGGACTCACAAGAAATATGGGTGGACGAAGTTCCCGACATTGAATCAGCTTCGACAAACCTGCAAGAAGCCAGAGAAAATTTTGAATCAGTTAACCGCAGATTATAATAACGGGGATGCGTGGAAATTAGACCATGTGGCCGAGATGAAGTTCAACCGCATGATTGTGTATCCAACCCAGCAGTGGCATTCACGCTACCCTTGGCCAGCGTTCGGAAAAACGATGGAAGACGCCCGATTGATTTGGATAACCTTTTTTTCCGAGGTTTTATGATTACGAGATTGACCGAGAAAACATTGTCACAAATTGACGAAATCGGAAAATCGTTTGCCGAGGAAGCCAGCTATCCGGGTGGATGGAGTTGGTTTTCTTTTTCAAAAATGTGGGTTCCTTTACTGGTAAGTCAACTCGGAACTATTTTTGTCGTAGAGGATGCGGGAAAATTGGTCGGGGCATTGGGTGCGATTTTCATTCCCGACCCGTATTCGGGTCAATTGACCGCGATGGAACAATTTTGGTATGTCCTGCCGTCGCATCGGAAGACTCGCGCCGGGATGGACTTGTTTCAGGCTTTCCAAGAGGAAGCGAAGAAACGTCAGGTTAAGAAGCTGGTGATGGTGCATTTGGCGTCGTTAACGCCGGAGAGTCTGCAAAAGTTTTACGAGGCGAATGGTTTTCGACTCGCCGAACAAACATTTTGGAAGGAACTATAATATCATGGGGGTTGTCACTGCGCTTTTGATTGCTGGAGCCGCCGTTGCGGCTGCTGGTGCCGCCGGAGGAGCATACGCGAAAAAGAAAGCCGCCGATAAGGGGGCCGAGATTCAGCAAAAAGCTTTGGTGGGTCAGAAAAAGATTCTCAAGGATGAACTGTCGTTTGAGCGAATCAACCAAGCGGCGACGGACGCAGACCGGTTGCGCGCAGAGAATCGACTTGCGTTACAGAAGGAAATCGACCCAGAGTTGGCGCAACTGCGCCAGTTGGGCAAGGAGAAACTTCTTGAGGAAACACAGCGTCCGAATGCCAGTTTGCAAAGCACGCAGGTAGCGAATGCACTTTTCAACGAGAACGCTAAAGAAGACCCGCGTCTCGAAGCTCTCAAAAGCTCAATCATAAATCGTGCTCAAGAGGAGATTGCGGCGGGCTCGACGTTGCCCCCGCAGTTTCAGGCGGAGCTAGTTCGCGCAGGCGTTCAGCAGGGCGCGCAAGCAGGATTCGCGACTGACGCACGGACCGTCGGTGGAACGATTGCCAAAGCCCTCGGTATCGGCGGTGAACAACTGAAAGTTGCGCGCGAAAATCAAGCGGTCAATTTAGCTGGTGCAGCCACAAATTTGGACCAATCGCGCGCGAACATTCTTGGTAGTATTTTTCCAACGATTGCGGCGGCAGAACAGGCACGTCGTCAGAATGCCGCGGCGGAATTCGGAATCGGTGAAGCTACGCTACCCGAGTCGGGATTGACCGGTCGCGAAGCGGCAGCGATTCAACAGAACCGTGGAAATACGCTTTTGAAGATTCGGGGGCAGCAAGGTCAGATTAAAGCCCAGCAAGCGGCGGCACAGGGGGAAGCTACCGCCGCCTACATCGGCGCGGGTGCTTCTTTTGCTTCGTCGGCACTTGGGGCATACGGAGGTTCCATCGGAGGAGGAACTCCGTCCTTTGGCTCACAATATCAAGGAGCCGCGGGTCAAATGTATCAGAGTGTTGCCAATGGACAGGGCGGGGGTTTCTCTCAACGGATTTAATAATTTTATGCCCGGGATTGCCGATTCACCAAATTCACTTCAAGTTCAGCCAAGCGCCAACGCGATTTCGCAGGACACGAACATCACTCCCGCCGTCGGGGATTTTATGAAAGCCTTCCGCGAGGGCTTCATTACCACGGAGGATATCACCAAGCGGACACTCGCCAAGCCGCTCGAAAATGCGCAGCGTCAGCAGGCGTTGCAAGATACAAATTTAATTCGCCCGAAACAGCGGGAGGTCGCCTCGAAGCAACTGGACATTCAGTCCGCGCAGGCGGACACCGTGAAACAAATTCAACCCGAATTGAGCGAGGTTGAGGTCTTGAAGGCGAAGGAATCTCTTGACGATTTCAAAAAGGGCGGGGACCCGCTTGCGTTTAAGTCGGCGTGGCGACAGTTTTTCCCGGGCCAACCACTTCCTCGAAAGGATGGCCAGATTGATTATGTCGGTGGGTCGGATGACCTTCAGGTGGAGATTGACCGCAAACGCAAGCTTGAAGAAGCCAAGGTGGGGGTTCACAATATCAACGAAAATAAGGTCAAGCGAATCAATCCAACGACGAAGAAGGAAGAGGAGGTCTTGGTTCGCACCGATAAGTCAACTGGCAAAGTGCTGGGAGAAACCGTGTTGACCTCTCAACCGGCTACTCTGACGGAGACTGAGGGAGCCTCTCAACGATACGCCGCCCGGCTGAAGTTCAATCAGAAAATTCTTACGGATACTGAGGCCGGGGGATTTGACCCCACCGCAATATCGACTACGGTTCAGAAATTTTTGCCAAACCGATTTCAACCCGGCCAGCTTCAGTCCTACAACGCGGCGAAACAAAACTGGATTGCGGCGGTGCTGCGGAAAGAATCGGGTGCGGCAATTGCGAAGAAGGAATATCAGGATGCGGACGGACAGTATTTCCCGCAGGACGGGGATAGCCCGGCGCTTGTGAAACAGAAACAGGCGTTGCGCGAACTGGCCGAGGAAGAAATGACCAAGACGATTGGTCCTTCTGCGCCGAATACGAACTCCCCAGCGGCTGCGGCTGCATCAACTACTAATCCTCCGGGAATTAGTAGTTCAGAAACACCCGTGCGTGTAAACACTCCTGCTGAAGCTCCGCCGACGGCGAAGTTCATCCAAGCGCCCGATGGAAAAATCTATAAAAATCCGAGATACATCGCGCAACCGTAATGAGTTTGATTTGACCGACCCCGACCAACAAAAGACTTGCTTTCGTTGGGATAATTTTCAACCGCTATTGATTGCAGAGAATTTGAAAAAAGGTTCCAAATATGGCTGAGTTGTTTTCAGGCGCGCCTCTGGCTCCGTCGGTAGAGCCGACGGATTTTCTAGTGCCCGGAACGCCCACGTCCACGCTCAAGCCGATTGACCCAAACGCGAAATTGAAACTCGCCGCGCGGGACAAGGCTGAAGACCCTTTTGCGGGCTTGGAGCCGGTCGATGCTTTTTCAGGGTTGGAAGAGGTGAAGACCGCAGATGCTTTTTCAGGGTTGCAACAGGCGGATGCACTTGACTTGAAGGACACCAAGTCCCTGGTGGACGACGACACTTTTCGTCCCGCCGATTATCTCGCGTCGAATCCCAATCTTCGGACCGATGCAGAGAAGTCCAAAAAGCTCATCGACGTTTACCGCGCTCGTCAAATTCGTGGCTTGGAAGTGGGCAAGGTTGCCAAAGCTGCCGTGACCGAGGCTCCCGGAATTGTCGCCAAGACGGTGAAGGGTGCTCGTGACCTTGGGGCTCGTTTTATCGAGACCGCGATTCAGCCTGCCGCGACTTCGGCGCTCGCGACTATCACCGGGGCAACCCCCGAAGAGAAATCCGCCATCATGGCGGAGCAAGGCAAAGAGCAACTCAAGGCCGTCGGTGAAGTCACTGCGGGCACTGAGACGGCAATCACTGGACTGGCCCAACTCGGTCAGCAGGGAATGCGAAAACTTTTTGGGAAGTCCCCGAGCAAGATGTCGGATTCGGAGCTATTGGACCAGCTTTATCTCGACTCAGAATTTTCCAAGACGACCAAGGAGGTTGCAGAGGGTCGTGGAGACGTTGCCAAAGCCGCGGGGCTCGACGCGGACACGCTCGCTAAGAATGGGGTGACGCTCGATAAAGAAGCAATTGAACATCTATCGCTCGTTGACCCACTGACGCTGGTTGCCGTGGGGGGTGCCTTTAAGGTGGTGGGGTTGGGTGGTAAAGTGATTGCGACGGCAGCGACGAAAGCTGGCGCGCAAACGGTAATCACGGGAATTGGAAATCTTGCGAAGACGGTCGGGGCGAAATCGGTTGAAGCCGTTGGTAAAGGAGTCGTCGCAGCGGGTAAAGCGGGACAGTCCATCATTGAGAAACTTCCTGCGAGGTCCGTTGGTTTTGTTCTCGGGGCGACGAAGACGGGGACCCTGCAAGGGGGAGCCGTCGGAGCCGCTGCGGCGGAAGCAGCCAAACGCATTGGTGTGGAGTCCTCGGTCGCATTGACCAAGCAAGGTGCCCGGGTTGCTGAATTGGGCAGTCAGTTGAACCCCTCGTTCATCGGTCCAAAGTCCGCAGGAGTAGAACGACTCCTTTCTCTTCCGTCCACTACGGCAGGCAAGATTGCGACGCGCACCGCAGGAGGCGCGGTTCAAGGTGCGGTCACGGCGGCTCCGCTGGTCGTCTCAGCGGATGAAAGTCCGGTCGCGGGCGCACTTCTCGGCGGGGGTATTGTTTTGGGGGCAATTCATGGCGCGGCAGCCGTTGCCAAGACTGCTGTTGCAGAGACCGTGGCGAAGAATTATCTTGACCCGCACAACATCCCATTTGAGAAGACCAATTCCCCGAGCTATGGGGTGGATGCGAATCTTGACGCGACGCATGACGCCGCGTTCAAAACTCTTCCCGAGAACGAACAAAACGCCATCAACACTTTTCGGGAGGCGGTTCGTGCGGGCGGCGGTGAGATTTACGTTCAGGACAGCGCCGAGTATCTCAACCGCGTTCGGGAGAATCTGCAAGCGGAGAACGGCGGGCAACCGCTCACGCCGGAACAAGAGGCTCAAGCGAAGCTTTACACGTCCACTCACGCTTTTTTTGACGGGCAGATTCCTGACGTGAAGGGCGAAGCTCGAAGGGTGGTTTTCCTCAACAGCGATTCGACGGGATTACATCACGACTCGGGACATCTGTTTCAGGCTTTGCTTTCCCCCGAGAATCAGGCGGCATTACGCGAATCTGCCTTGTCGTCTTACTCCAAGGAACAGCTACAGGCGTTTAAGGACGAATACGCGCGCCGGATTGGCGAGCCCGATTATTTTGACAAACTCGGGGACCAAGCGGATGCGAAAGCCGCTGATGAGCTAATCGCCGAGAATTTTGGACAGCTTTTTCAGAACAAGACATTTTCAGATTTGTCCGCTCCACGAGATTTTCTTCAAAAGCTGGGGGATACCGCGGTCAAAGCGGCAGAAGCTCTGGGATTCGACCTGACGGCGGGTCGAAAAACGGCTGATTTAGGGGTCACTCCCTCGCTCCGACTTCAAGACCTTCTCCGCAATGCGGCGCAGGATGTCTTGACCCGCGAACCGAAAACGGTCACTCCGGCGGAAGTCAAACCCGCGGAAGTGGCGAAGCCCGGAGCGGTGACTCCTGAATTGGTGAAACCCGTCGAAGTTGCAACTCCCCCCGCGAAGCCCGCGGTGGAAATCCCAGCGTCAACGGCGAAGAACATTCGTGTTGAGCGGACGGCCCAACAGGACTTCGCGTCCAAGCGGGCCGAAGAGACGGGCATCGCGGAAGCCCAGAAGGCGACCGAGTCCACTCCTGAGATTCGCAAAGTGGTTGATGACATTGCAAAGTCGATGGAGGCGGGAAACCCGGTCCTCGAAGTCGAGCATCGCGGCATTGTTAGTGAACGCGGTCCCGGTAATCCCGAGGGTCGCACGTCTCGTCGTGGCACTCAGGAAGCAGGCTATCAGGAACTCGAAAAATTGCAAATCGAGAACCGCGCGGAGGCCCCGGCGGACATCGTTGATTTGCACCAGAAGACTTTTGTCCCGGTGCGATTCACGACGCAGGGTGGAAAACCCACGCTCATTGCGATGTCACTCGACAAGGTCATCGCGAACGTGAGGAAGGTAGTTTCGGACTCCGTTGCAAATGGAGCCGAGAAACTTTTGCCTTACCCCGTCGAGAATGGAAAGCTCACCGACGCGGGGTGGAAGCGAGCGATTGACGACATCAAGGCGTATAGCGAGAACCAATCGAATGGATACCGAGGCGACGGACAAAAGCTCGTCCGCCCCACAGAAGATACGGGGGTATCGCTCCCGGCGGAGAATCCGAACTACACGCCCAAGACTATCTCTGAGAGCGCAATGAATTTCGCCAATCTCGTTCAGGGGCTTGCCCCGCCCGAGACCGGTCGCGTTCAGAAGGGGTTGACTCCGGGCAATGTCAAGGGACAACTACTCGCGGAAATCAACAAGAAGCAGCCGATGACGCCCGCAGTCATCAAGCCTGAGAATGTGACGAAGCAGAGTTTCAAAGGATTCGAGCCGCGCAAGGTTGCCGAAACGAATCCTCTCCGCAATGAACTCGCCGCGCGAGGGGTCCAGGTAAGGGAGTTGACCGAGGTGACTGAACGGCTTGCAATCGCTGACATTACGTCCGTTAAACCCCGAGGAGATATCAATTTCAAAGCTCCCGTCACGGATATCATTCGCAGCGGATTTTTACCCGAGGATGACCGGGCCATCCGTCTTTCTGCAAAGCCCGATGATATTAGTTCCCGCCTTAAAAACCCGGAGGCGGAAAAACTTTCGGGAGAGTATGCAAAAAAAGCGGGGCTTTCTCCTTCGGTTGAGACAAAAAATCGCCCGCTCCCCAATAGGTTGATGCAGGATTTGGGGGATTATTTTGAAGATTCTCCGCATGACCCCGACAATCCGTCGGTCAAAGCGGCCTATTCTGCCTTCCGAGAATCCATTTTAGACCAAGCTAAAATGATTCTTGATTCAGGAATCGTAGTAGAACCTTTCGAGGGCAAAGGAGAGCCCTATAAGAACTCCCGAGAAATGACCGAGGATGTCGTAAATAATGGGCATCTTTATTTTTTGAAAACAGAAGGGGGATTCGGGGGTCCTCCGGCGAGTGGAGAGGTATCTCCATCATCTAAAACCAATTTGATGACCGCCCCCACAGAAATTATTCTCGGAGGGCATCAACTAGACTTGAACGAAGTAACGCGGTTCGTTCACGATTTTTTTGGTCACACCGCAGAGGGAAACCCGTTTGGTCCACGGGGAGAATTCAACGCCTTCCTGAAGCACTCTCAACTCTTTCCCCCGGAGGCGCAGCGCGCTCTGATTGCAGAATTGTTAATGCAAGCGGGGTGGTTTTTTCAGGGTCGTCATATTCGACGAGCCAACCGGACTATTCCGGTCAGGGGGGACTTAGATTATATCTCTCCTGAAAAACGAAGCTATATTGACCCTAAGAACCTGTTGCCATCTGAAGAGTTGACGGCACGAGTAATGGATGAGGTTGCCCGGGTTCGCCATGCCAAGTTTCTTCCCGGCGATAAGCCTGTCTCGGAACTCGGACCGGAAATCGCGAAGATGTCCGCTGATGAGTGGCGCAAGTT